CTTCCTTGTCCGTCTTGAAGGCCTCCTGGATCAGCGCGCGGATCTCCGGCCGGCTGTCGGCCGACCACTCGTTGAGGCAATCGTCAATGCCTTCCTTCGCGACCTGGAGGCCGGGGCCGAAAGTGAAGTGGTCCTGAACCCGAACCTGGACGCGCTTCAATTGGTCGAAGCTGGTCAGGGTAATATTCCCCTTGCCCTCGGCGCCGCGCTTGGTCTGCCCATGCTTCTCACGAAGGATATCGAGAAACGTTCCGACGTCCTCGAAGGTGTGGCCCTTGAACCGGGCAATCTGGGCGGAAAGCTCCTTGCTGAAACCGATGATCCGGCAGACCGTGTCATCTTCTAGCAGCTCGTGCGGCTTGATGTTGTCCTGATGGACAAGACGCGCCTGTCCGTCTTCCATATAGCCTTCGGGGATCGCGTTCATTTCAGGTCTCCGATAAGTTTGAGGAGGTTTGAGGAAACGTGTTCGGCCATGACGGCCGCGCCTTTCGCCGCGCCTTCGGCAATGAGTGCCAGGACTGCGGCCTGTTGCTCTTCCGGGAACTGATCCGCCAGCTGGTGCGCCGGGTCTTCGATCTGCCCTTTCAGCAACTCGAAATCGCGCCTGGCGCGTTTGTCGCGCTCGATCCGCATGCCGGCCTGCTTATGGCCGTGCAGCACCGTGTTGCGGTCGCGGCCGATCGCCCGGGCGACATCGGTGATCCGGCCCGCATAGCCGCAGGCCAGCAGCATCGCCATTTGCCGGGCTTCCACGATCCGGCCAATGCGCCGGGGACCTCTCAAGGCCGAGACCGGGAAGGCGTAATATTTCGCCACGATCTGGATGACTTCGTGTGGATCACGCCGCATCGGTCGCACCTCCCAGAAGGCCGAGGAGCGCGGTTGCCAGCGTCAGGGCCTGGGCCTGGACTGGTACGCGCGGCTCCCGGCCGTTGACGATGGCAACGGCAATGGAAAGCGCTCGGGGAAGGTCGATTGGTGTTGTCACCTTGGCCTGTGAAACCGTGCAGGCATAAAGCCCGCCTGGCGCCGATGCCGTGACCACATAGACGCCCTGGATCTGCTGGACTGTCAGAACCTCGGCGACATGCTCCGCACCATCGGCGCTGGTCAGAACGATACGGTCACCGCGCCGCACGGGCGGTTCCTGTAGCTGCACTTCCGTACTCATCGCTTGAACCTCCTGCAGGACTGGCAGGCCCAATACATTCGGACCCGCTCTGGATTGGTGGCGGCGAAGTTTCGGGCCTGTGCGCGCCATTCGCCGCAGACCGCGTCCTCGATCGGCCCGAGTTCCGGGCAGTCGAGCTTGTTGCCGCCGAGCACGCGGATGACGGTTTCCTCAAAAGCCTCCATATCGCCGGGATACCTGTTGCCGAGAACCTGGCTAAGGGCGCTGGCTGATCGGCCGATGCGGCTCGCGACGGCGCCTTGAGTGGTCCGGTCGCATTCTTCGGCCAGACGAAGCACCCAGGTCGGCATGCCGTCGCCCCAAAGGGACAGCGCGCGCTCGGCCGATGACGGGCGGGTTCCGGAGCCGGGAACAGGACCGCGCCTAGCCATTGGCGCCTCCCAGAATCTCATCCCGGTTCGGGTCATAGATACCGCCGCCCTTGGTTCGGATGATCGGCGCGGCCGGCCCGGTATTCATGTGATCGAACAAAGCCCAACGGACGAAGCCGTTAGAGGTTGGCGCGATGCCGATTTCCTTTGGAAGTCGCCGCAGATACCCGGCTTTCTCCAATGCGCTGATATATTTCAGAGCATTGCTGTATGGGTCTTTCTCGCCGCCTGTCGCGGCCATCATCACCAGGTCATCGCGGGTGAATTTTTTCTTGATCCGGATCGCGTTCCAGCACCGTTCGCGAAATGTCATCTTGCGATTTTTGCGGATCTTCCGGGTATGCGGCCCGCGCGGCCCGCTGGTCAGCGGCTTGCCCTCGGCCTTGACCGCTACGCCCCGGTCCGTGAGCTGGTAGCACCCGCGCTCCACGCGCTCGCAAATGGAATGCGAGCACATGCGCCCGACGCTCTTGATGATCTCGCCCCGGTCAACCTCTGGCAGTCTTTCCGACAGCTCATCAGCTGTCAGGCAAATGCCCGGTTCAAGCACGCCGATAATCCGGTTTTGAGTGGTGGCGATACCGGTCATCAGAGCACCTTGATCGGCTTGCCGGTTTCACGCTGGTTCATCAGCGTTTGCCCGCGCATGGCGTCAATCGTGACGGTCCCTTTGTTCCGGGCGCCGAAACGATTGATGGCGGCGATCGCTTCCTTGACTTCGCGGAACCTGCCGCCGGACAGCTCGACCACCCGGTCAATCAGATCCGGTGCGATCTCGACCGCTGAATAGGCATTCACCAGGGCTCGGACATCATCGGCGCCGGACGGGTTAAACTGGACATATTGAGCAACGCGGGAGGAAACCTGCGGGAAGCGCTTCAACTTCGACCGGATCTGCCCCATGCCGACCAGAATGAACGGAATTTCCAGTGTGTCGGAGAGGTCCCGCAGGGTCTCCAGTAGCGCGCCCTTGCTGACAACGTGGTCGGCTTCGTCAATGACTACACCAAGCTCCATGTCCTGAGCTTGCGCATGCATCAGCCGCTCACCGAGAGCGCGCAGCGCATGGCCGTAGTTGCGCTCGAAGGAGCGCTCATAGGACACGTTGAGGCTTTGCAGCAGCTCCCGCAGCATCCAGTTAGGCGTCCATTGATCCTTGGCCCGCAGGAACGGGCTCCCGGTCTGTGTGGCCCACCAGCTAAGCGTCTGCGATTTGCCAAGCCCCGGCTGGCCGTCAACGACCATCAGGCAGGCTTCGTCCGCGCCCCGCAGCTTCAGGGCAGTTACGCCCTCAAGAAACGCTCGCGCGTTCGCCGTCTGTACGAATTGTCCTCGCATCTTTTCGCTCCAAAAGGTCATGCAGGGTTTCGGCATCGATGCCGTGGGCATCGAACAGCATCCGGATGCGCTGCGTGCGCAGGGCTCCCCGGAAATAATCGCGGTCCTCGCTGGTCACCTGATCGGGGTTTCCGATCAGCCAGGCCGCGTAATCAACATCGCTTGCAAACACCGTCCGCTCGCCCGCGACGGGCTTGTCGGCCGCGCGTTCCGGCAGGGTGTGGATTTCGGCAAGCGGTGCCTCGTGAACACGGGCCGCGCGGCCTGCCTCCTCGATCTCGGGTGTGGTGTGCGCTATGGCCGGTTTCGGGAAAGGTGTCACCGTGTCGGCGCGGTTTTTGGCATCGGCCAGGATCTCGCCGACAATATCGTCAACCCGCGCATTCGATGCGGCCCGCCGAAGTTCCGATTTGAATTCCTTGATCTTCTTTTGCTGGTTCGCTTTCCGCTTCTGGGAAATCTCGGTGCGGGATACACCGGCGCGCTCCGGAGCCACGGCCCGGCATATGAACGGCCCGGCTTCCTCGAAAACGTAGATCGCCGAGGCGTCGGCCTGATCCAGGAGAACGCGGACGGTCTGGCCTTCATATCCGCCAAGTTCCGGTGCGTCGAAATGGATCGCCTCGACCGAAATCCCCTTCTTCTGCACTTGGCGCCAGCCACTGCCTTGAGCGACCGGCAGAAGGAGAACGTCAAGCGCCCGCTCGTCTTCGATCCGCAGAACCGGACCCGTTTCCGCAGCAGCCGCTTCGAACGGCGTCATGCCATTCAACCCGCCGTGCGGCTCGCGCTCGTACACATGCGATATCCAGCGATCGCAAAGGTCCTGTAGCTCGTCTGCCGTAAGAGCGCCGATCGTTACCGATTGCTTCTCTTTCCTGTTCATCATCCGCTCTGCGAACGAATTGCGGGCCTCGATCGACTGACGTTCGACTACATCGTGACCGACATATCCCGGCAGCAGCTCAAAGAGCCCGTGCAGGAGGGTTCTGAAGGCCCGCTCGATATGCGGCTTCAGCCAGGGCGAGAAAGGCGGGCAAAGTTCCTGATCTACATCCAAAGACTCGAAGACGGCGCGGGTGGACACGGATGTATAGTCCGCGCCTTGGTCGGTCTTTACCTTCTTCGGCACGCCCCAATCGAGGAGGCAGTTCCGGGTGAGCGCGGCGATAGCGGCCGAGTTCGACGTGCGGGAAACCAGCACCTTGAGCTGGCGCGTCTTGACGTCGATAGCGCCTATCAGGGCGTGCCGCTTGCCGTCCGCGAGGATCACGTCGCCCGGCGTGCTGTCCAGCTCCCAGAGCTGGTTCATGACCTCTATGCCCTCGCTCGCGGACCCGCTCGCGGCCATGTAGGTGCTGCGCCATGCGTCCGGATTTGAATGCGCCAGATGCTCTTGCTTGAATTGGTTTCGGTGGTTCTGCAACCAGCGCTGAACCGAGCGGAAAGACGGGAGCTTTTCGAACTGACTTTCCCGCGCCCGGAGCGCCCGCATGATCTTCTTCGCCTGTCCATCCGCCTTCGGATACAGCTTGATCATGCCGAGGATCAGTTGCCGCAAGTCTTCGTCGCTGTCGATCACCCCGGCGCCCTTGCGGTGCTTTCCCTGGTTGCCGCCGAGGCGTGCGGCGCCTTCGGAGCCGAGTTGCTGCTGGATGCGCCGCAATGTCGAATCCGAGGTTTGCGGAATGGCGGAATAGAGTGCGTCCGGAGCCGGGATTTGGCGCTCGTTCCAGAGCATCGCGAAGGCGGTGCGCGCCGGCTTCACCGCAAGGCCGGAAACCTTTCGCCAAGCTTCGAACGTCGCGATAAGCGCAAGCTTCGTCTCTGCACGGTCGCGGGCGGCGCCGTTCGTCTCGGCCAACCGCGCAAGGCCGGTCTGCGCTGTTTTCAACTGTTCGTCGGGAACCACGTCCAGCGGGGACGGGTGAACCTCTTGAAGGTGGCGCCGGGCGAGTTCCTGGCGGGCTTCAAGAGGGAGGGATGTTGTGTGGTATTCAACGCCCCCGCGTTCAGCGCGGCGAGGTCTTTCCTCCCAGCAATCTCGGGCAGCCCTGTCTTTTATCCGTCGCTGGGTCGTAGGAAGGCCTGGAATATCCATTGCCGCGATCTCAGCGGCGTTGAACCACTGGCCGGTCATCGGCCATCTCCGCCGGCTTCCAGACGGTCGGCGAGCAATCGAATGATCCGGACGATGTCGGGGAATTTCTCGAACAGCATCGCGAGGACGTGAAGCGCTTCCCACTCGCCCTCGGTCAGCTCGCTTTCGGCCAACAGCTTTGAGTGCGCGGCGGCGGCCTCCCGGCCGGCCGGCTGCCGGTCCCTGTTCATGGACGCCGGGGCGTCGGGGCTGATATCCTTGGGCGTCATCATTCCGCGTCCAGCTCCCGCATCAGGGCGCGTTCCTCGGCGCGCATTTCGGCCACCTTCCGGCGCAGCAGGCCCAGCCGCGCGTCTCGCGCCTGCTTGCCCACCAGCACCAGACTGCCGCGCTTGCCCGCCAGCAGGTGCTGGAGCGCTGTGCTGTCCGTTGCCACCTCGAATGCGGCGGCGTATTCGAACGGAAACCGGTGGCGGTCATGGCTCTTTGCCGTCCAGGCGTTGAGCATCGGCTCGGTGATCACGTCCCCGGTCAGATCGCTGATCCGCGCCGCCACCTCGGCCCGCGACAGCGGGGTCTCCTTCAGTGCCCGTGACAGCGCCGCGCACAGCTCGGCCGCCATCGCCAGACTCCCGGCCGACGGTTCGGGCGCCTGCGGCACGATGTAGTAATTTTCAAGGTCCAGTTGCCGGGGATCGTTCGTGTGCCGCGCCATCTCACCGGGCCTCCCGGCCGGGGCTGAGACGGGCCGTCACGACAGGCAGGGGTGCCGTGACGGCCGCGCCCGTCTCCCCTACACTGCGATCGCCACAACCGACAGTGAGGGGAAAGCCGATGTCAT